GTATTTTCAGACTAATGTTAATCGTAGTGATATATTTATGAACGATAAAGTACACTTTGCATTTCCAGAGTCAGAAGATAAAATGGCAGGCCCAGATATAATAAGAGAGGTACGAACAAACAGCAAGAGTGTGCCTATTCGTATTAGAAAGTCATACATCGTAGTAGATGAGAAGTACGGCAGTATGTACACAGGGTTCTGGTCAGACATGCAGTTTGAAGAGAAGATGTTGATGTTCAGAGAAGACTTGGGTCGTATGAAATCTTTGTTAGATAGAGGTGCCTTGGTATGTTTCTTCATAGGCAACTGGACGGATGTACTACACGACATGGAGAAGAAGTCACCTAAACTTATGAGTGCTATGCGAGATGAGACATCAGAAATATTTGATATGTATCCACCGAAGGATATAAGAACACTATGAGTATGAAGTCACACGGGTTCAGATCGAACTTTGAACTGAACGTAGCACAGCAACTGGTGAAGAAGAAGATAGCGTATGAGTATGAGAAACATCCTATACAGTATATCAAGGAGTGTACTTACACGCCAGACTTCTACTTGAAGAAGTATGGTTTCTTTGTAGAGGTGAAAGGTCAGTTTACAGCTTCAGATAGAGGTAAACATCTGCTCATCAAGAAACAGCAACCAGAACTAGACATACGATTTTTGTTTCTCAATGCTAATTCAAAGCTGTACAAAGGTTCTAAAACAACGTATGGTAGATGGTGTGATAGATACGATATTAAATGGTGTGATAAATTTTTACCAAAGGAGTGGCTAGATGCCTGATAACGAAGAAATATTTAAAGAGTTCGGAAAGAAGATACCCAAAGGTTCTTATGTAATTATCATAAGAGATCAACCTAACGGTGCTACAGATTTTATGTGCTATGATAGTACAGATAAGAAAGAGGTCACTGATGGCTATACAGTCATGAGAGGCATTACAGCAACCATTTTAAATCAACCAGAATATTTATTAGAGAGAGGTCAACTTGCAATATATAGAGACACAAAAATTAGTAAACCAGATGTGGAACAGCCATTCATTCTTGAACAAGATGATGAAGAAGATGATAATGTTATTCAGTTTGAGTTTCAACCAGAGAAGAAGGACGATTAGTATGGGTATGATGGATGATGCAATAAAAGATACTGTGAAAGATAAAGACTTTAAGAAAACAGATATGAAAAAACTTGCCTCTCGTAACAAGCAAGTGGGTGGTAATCACTATAAAGACTGTAAAATACAGCCTATTGATTTTATCATGGAAAACAACTTGACTTTTTGTGAGGGTAATGCTTTAAAGTATATTACTAGGCACAGAAGAAAAGGTGATGGTGCAAGAGATATACATAAAGCAATACACTATTTAGAAATGATTTTGGAGATTGAATATGGCGAAAAGTAATTTTTTACCTACAGAGTATCAGTCATTTATACACATGTCACGATACTCAAGATGGAAACCTGAAGAAGGTAGAAGGGAGACGTGGTCTGAAACTGTACAGAGATTGATTAACTTCTTTGCAGATCATGTAGATAGAAATATCGGTGTGAAGTTTGAGAACAGTACGTGGGATAGACTAGAAGATGCTATATTGAATACCTCTGTCATGCCATCTATGAGAGCATTGATGACTGCTGGTGAAGCATTACGTAGAGAAAACATAGCAGGGTACAACTGTTCGTATGTACCTATAGACAGCCCTCGTTCCTTTGATGAGGTGCTGTACATACTAATGAACGGTACAGGTGTAGGCTTTTCTGTTGAGAGACAGTATGTAGATAAGCTACCTACCATACCAGATAGAGAGTTTGAACATACAGATGATGTTATCTCTGTAGCTGATTCCAAAGAGGGATGGGCTAGAGCATTTAGAGATTTGATATCGTACCTGTATACAAATAGAATACCTAAGATAAACGTAAACAGAATACGACCTGCCGGACAGCGATTGAAAACATTCGGTGGCAGAGCCAGTGGCCCTCAACCATTAGTAAACTTGTTTGACTTTACTATAGAAAAGTTTAGAGGTGCCAAGGGCAGAAAGTTAAATGCTATGGAGTGTCATGATATAGTCTGTAAAACGGGTGAGGTCGTGGTTGTTGGTGGTGTTCGTAGATCAGCTCTCATATCTTTATCTAACTTGTCAGATCAAAGATTACGAATGGCTAAGTCTGGTGCATGGTGGGATACCAATCCAGAGAGGGCACTTGCCAACAACTCTGTAGCCTATACAGAAAAACCTGATGCTGGTATCTTCATGAAAGAGTGGCTGTCCTTGTATGAAAGCAAGTCTGGTGAGAGAGGTATCTTCAACAGAGTGTCTGCACAGGAGAAAGCTAGACAGAATGGTAGGCGTAATGCAGATTGGGACTTTGGTACGAACCCTTGTTCAGAGATCATACTCAGACCTAATCAGTTCTGTAACCTGACGGAAGTCGTGGTGAGACCTACAGACAGCATGGCTACATTGTTAGATAAGGTAGAACACGCTACTATACTTGGTACTATACAAGCAACACTTACAAACTTTGGTTACTTGCGTAAGAGATGGCAGGATAATACAGAAGAAGAGAGACTACTTGGTGTGTCACTTACAGGTATTATGGATAGCACCTTGCTAAATAAGAATGATTCTAAACTGGTGGATAGGTTGAACAAGTTGAGAGAGAAGGCTGTCGCTGTAAACAAAGAGTGGTCAAGCACACTTGGTATACCACAGTCTACAGCAATCACTTGTGTTAAACCTTCTGGTACGGTCAGTCAGCTAGTGGATAGTGCCAGTGGTATACATGCTAGACACAATCCGTATTACATACGAACAGTCAGGGGAGATAACAAAGACCCACTTACAGAATTTATGAAATCACAAGGTATACCGAATGAGCCTGATGTGATGAAGCCTGAGCATACAACTGTTTTCTCCTTCCCAATGAAGACAGCGAAGGATGCTGTGTTTAGAACTAGCATGTCTGCAATCGAACAGTTAGAGATGTGGAAAACCTACGCTGTCCATTGGTGTGAACATAAGCCGTCTGTGACCATCTCTGTTAAAGAACAGGAATGGGTAAACGTAGGCAATTGGTGTTGGGATAACTTTGATTACTTATCAGGTGTGTCCTTCCTACCATTTTCAGATCACACGTACAAACAAGCACCGTATCAAGATATTGATGAGGAGCAGTATAAGAAGTTACACAGTGAGATGCCTAAGAATATAGACTGGGGTAAGTTACAAGACTTTGAGAAGGAAGATAATACGAAAGGATCACAGGAACTAGCCTGTACAGCCGGTGTCTGTGAGTTGGTAGATATATGATGAGTAAAGATGCACTGCTACAGCTGATGGTCATCACTATGGAAGAATGTGGTGAGCTAGTGCAGGCGTGTAGTAAGGCTATCAGGAAAGATAACCATAGGGATAATCAATTGCTTAAAGAAGAGATAGGAGATGTATACGCTATGATACAACTGTTAGTGAAGTTTGACATTGTCAGTTGGGACGAGCTCGATGAGAGAGTGAAGGTGAAAAATAAGAAACTATCTAAGTGGAGTGAATTGATAGATGATGAAGAAACCTAAAGAAGCGTTGCTGTTCAGGTTCTCTGTGCTGTTGAATGCAGAGGGTAAGATAGTAATCGAAGAAGATAACATAGACCCTGAATTATTTGAAGAGGCTATGGACGACTGGAATCCAGACTACCCAAATACAGCAATGATTGTTGCCATGATTAAGATGCTCACGGCAGCAGCCATTGAATTACAAAAGGATATTAATAAAACTATACACTAGGTGTAGCGTACTTTACGAACTCCGCCACCGTGTGCATACTTTTTTACAAATCCACCACCGTACATCTTATCATCAGACTTGACCTTGACTTCAACTGGTCGCTGTGGTGTGGCTTTCATTGCCATTGCATCTGTCATGGGTGTAGGTACTCTAGCACTCATGTCTGATCTGCCTAAGTTTCTGTCTTTTTCGTTCATTGTTCCTCCTTTTAAAAACCTTGTAATAATTTATCTAATTGTCCTTCTAATCTGTACAGCCTGTCAGAATCTAATAAAGTTTTGTCTGGCTGTAAGATAGGTCTTCTTCTAGCTTTTAATATAGCCGCTTCGTCTGCTTCAAAACCTTCCCAAGCTGCTAATTCTAAGTTAGAGTTTGCTATTAACTCTGGTATATTTCTAATTAATATATCATGATTTGTTTTGGTTATATTACCATTTTCTAACATTTGTATCATGGCGTTGACCACGTTTCCTGTTTTGTCTTTTTGTCCTTTAATGGGTATTTCACTGTTTAACAACACTCTAAAAGAACCTACGTTGGATGTTCTTGCTGCTCTAAATGCCATTTCTGATCCTACCCATCTCCATCCTATTACTCCACGAGTTAGACCCCAGCCTCTAGATATACCTCCTTCTACTGACATTGATCTTGGAATGTTTCTTAAAACTCTAGACATTCCTTTTTGTACTGCCTCATCTCCAAAATCTTGACCTCCTGCTTTTATGGAAAATTTTTCTGCAAGTGTAGAAAATAAATCATAGTAATCAGAGTCCATGTACTCTTCTAATAAACTACCATATTTTTCTTTAGCTTTCATAACATTGCTATACACAGGAATTTTTACATCTGTTTGTTCTAAAGATTTAGTTATAGGATTAGTAGTGGTGGCACGTATTGTCTCTGGGCCAAAACAATCTTCTATAAATTTATATCTTATTAGTTTAGCTAGATATTGTTGTACTTTTATTTCTCTAGCTTTTTCTTTTTCAATTTTATCCACTCCTAGTTTCCTAGACATGTCATACATTTCTTGATTAGAGGCTTCAAATACAAACTTATTTTTGTCTGTTTTGGCATCTATTAATTCTTTCTCTATTCTTTTGACATTAGACAATCCTGATTGTGCTAAACTTTCAACTGCTTGATCTAATTGTAAAACAGCTTTGCCCCCTACAATTTTATCAATTCCTAAATACCTGTTCATTGTATTTAAAAACTCTTGATGTTGTCTATCTTTTCGTTTTACAAAAGACTCTGCGTCTTGACTAAATTTTATAGATGCGTTTCGTAAAGAATCTTGGTAATCATCGTAGGCTTTTCTAGCACCTTTGTTATTTTCAATAATATGTTTAATTTCATTAACGTACATTTTTTCCATAGTATCATCGTAATCGTACATTTTCTTATTTTCAAATACATCTAATGTGTCCAATACTTTGCCTTTAGTATTTTTTCTAAATGCAAATTGATTTATAGGTTCATACATTTGTGAACCGTCTGGATTTAATTTACCATTGTACAAATGAAAGTTAGGTTGTATTTTAGTAAATTCAGAAAACTTTTCTATGATATTATTAAACTTACCTCCGGGTGCTAACATGCTAGTCATTTGACCTATGTCTCTATATAATTGATCGTTTTCAGCACCTTTAAAATCAGAACCATATTTACTAATTAATTGTTCTATCTTAGGAGATACCGTGTTATCTAAATGTTGATTGATAGATTGTGTAACTATAGAACTAAAAGCACTAGCTTCATAATCAGTGGTTATAGCAAAGCCTAGTCTTTCTCCTTCTTTGGTATATACAGGTCTTCCAAATTTTTTAGATAAAACATCCCATGCTTTATCAGGGTCTTCAAATATTAACTTACCTAATTTGCCAAGTGCTTGTTTATGGCTTAGTTTATAATTTATTTCATAACCATTTTTTTTGTACTCAATATTTTTTACACCTTCAAAATCTTTCCAAAACTCACCCCATCGACTAGGTGCTATCTCTTCTTTGTACAATTCTGATGCTTTTAAATATTTATTAAATACTTCAGCGTCTGAGTTTTTTCTAATTAAATTAGTCAAAGAACCTTCCATTAAGCCAGTTTCATCTCCTAATAAGTCTTCATATGCTTTTATTTGCGGTTCTATTGTTTTATCTTTGTCGCCCACTTCTTTTAATTTTTTCTTTAATTCAAATAGTGTTCCTTTGAAATGTCTATCCATTTTTATAGCTGTGTCACTTGTAATTTCTAAAAATCCAACAGCTTGTTTTAAAGGGCCAGCCGCAATATCATTGCTGTTTATAGCATAATACACCAAGTCAATGTTGTTATTTATATTTACGCCTATCTCTTCAGATACTCTAGCATTATAAGCAGCTATGCTTTCTTCTTCTCCTTTTTTAAAAACCGTTCTTAATTGATTTCTAATTCTTTCTGCAGGCTCTTGTGTTATATCTTTAAATATTTTATAAGCACCGTATCCATGATTACCTTTTATTTTTTCTTTAGTAAGAATAGAAAGACCTTCTTTGTCTTCAGTCAGTCTGTTTACAACAGTAGTAAAAAATTGATTTGAAGTTTCGTCACTGACTATGATAGGTTTTGCTGTTTTAAAAGGTTCATATATTAAAGCTGCTCTTGTGCTAATAGAATTGTTATTTACAGACAGCTTATCTTTATATATCTTATTTCTGTTTGCATCATTCCATAATCGTTTATTGTGAGTGGTATGATTTACAATACTTCTCATAGTATCTCTCAACTGATTATCAGCTACCTCTACAGCTTCTCTTTTATTTTTTGGGTCTCCAAAACTTGTAACAATTAATTCAAATAACTCATCGTCATCAGGAGGATTTACTTCCATGTAATCCGTAGATTGTTTGTATAAATTAGACCCAAATAATTTACCTCGTATTTCAGGAGCTACTTTTACATAGGCTTGCATCCTATCTACTAATTGACTCTCATAGTCTATAAAATTAGATAGTTTTTGAACTATAGGATTTACGTCATTTAAAAGAGCATCTTTTCCTATAAAATCCGTAGCGTTCTTTACAAATATTCCTAATCTGTTTAACAATTCTTTTCTTTTTAAAAATATTTGTTCTGCTTCTGCTAATTTTAATCTACCCATAACAGACAGATTTGCTTCTTGAGCTACACTTTCTGCTAGAGCTCTTGTAGAAAAAAGAGGCATGGCTTCGTATAAAGCACCTGACAACTGTCTCAAGGGGTGGTTCATAGGGTCTCCTTCTACAGGAAATTTTTCTGCAAGATCACTTAATTTATTTTGTAACTTTAAAAAATATTTTAATTCATTAACAACCAATTGCCTAGAATCAGGATCGGTAATTTTATTTAAATCTGTCATTAAATTTTTAATGTCATTATGTTCTGGACTACCTGTTTCAGCAAGTTTCTTTTCACCATTTTTATCTATATAATAAAATTGAGGTAGCACAAAAGTGCCATTAGGGTCTATTAAACCTTCTTCCATATAAACAGCATCTATAAGTGCTTCATCTGAAATATCAGGGTTTTTATCTTTTATTCTTTTTTTAGCATCTGCAAATTGTTTTTCTGTTGCTGGTACTTTTCTGTACCAAGCAGCATATAATGCATCAAGAGCACTGTTTACATTTACATCTGCTATAGAATCTACGATACCAGCAGTAAGAGCAGTACCTCTTTTTATAACACCACCTACAATAGAAATTGCACCACCGCCTACTCTGCTATTTCTAAGTCTAGATACACTTGATTTTAAGGTAGATGGATTTATGAGCATTGCGGGAACAGCACCTATTAAATAAAATTCTTCTCCTAAAGTTTGAGCTGCTGTTGTTCCTCCTACAGAAGCATAAAAATCAGCAAGTCTTGTCTGTCTATAATGAGCAGGAACACTTTTTCCTGTCTCTACTCTTCCTTGCAATGTTAATTTATTTAAACCTTTCATCCACCCACCATCTTTCGCTATCTTCATTTCTATAAAAGTAGATGCTGCTCTGTTGAGATAGTGAGTTTGTTCTGCAGGATGCATTTTGTTCCACTCTTTTAATAGACTAGCGTCATCAATATCTATTTCAGCGTACCCTTCAGTTTTTCTTACTTTCTTTTGTTCTTCAATCCAAAGCTGTTTTCCAGACTTCCATTTAGAAAAACCATTTTGCTCACCCCATTCAACAACCTCAGTCATTTCTTTGTCTAATTTTTTATTGCCAGATAATCTAGTGTTAAATATTTTAGCTTTTTCTGGTGTTACGCCCATTCTATTTGTAGCCCATGAAAAACCTCTGTTGAGAAAAAGATCAGGTATAAAATTTTCTAAAAAACCACCTTTATCACTTGCAAACATTTCTCTGTAATCCTCTCCAGAAAAAGCATACGTACCGTCTCTGTCATCTTCAGGTATTATAGATATGCCATATTTAAAAGCCTGTTCTAAAGTTCTGGACGGGTAAGTTACTACTGTAGACACACTGTTACCTGTTTTAGTTCCTGCTCTACTAATCATGTCACTCCAGTTGTTAAATGTAGGATTAGCCCAGAAGTTACCTTTTACATCAGGTCTTCTTTTTTCTTTATATTTTACATCTTCTGGTATTGCCTGTATTCTAGATACAGCCGCACCAAATAAACTTAAAGGGTCTCCCGGTCTTGTTAAAGTAGTTTCAGACCCTAGGCCCCTTAATAGATTAACACCAAAGTTAATTGCATGACCAGCGTTTTCAAAACCTCCTGCTACTATATTTTTAAAACCAAAATTAAAAAGTCCTTCTGCTCCTTGCACTGCTCTCAAAGCCATTCTTGCAGCCATAAGTGTATTAGGCCCTATTTTATATTTACCTATAGGATTTCTTTTATTAGTTTTAATTTGCATATCTTGACCATAGTTTATAAATTCTATGGGTTCTTCAGGACTGCTATCTAATGGTAAATGAGGAAAACCTTTGTTGTATCTTTTTTTGTAACCTCCTAATAATTCTTCCACTCTTTCATTTATTTCAGCTCTTGTGAGGTTGTCGACTTTTATAAAAATATCTTTACCAGAATCATCAAATACAGAAGCAGTTCCGTCTTTATTAACGGTGTTGTAATCACCAACAGCCACGGTATCAGCAGCTTCAGATATATCTACAGGTTTATTGGGTGGTTTTTTGTATGTGGTTGACGGTATGTGTACACGAAATACACCAGAATACAGCGACCCTCCTTTTATTTTTTTAGGAGCTACGTTACTTGGCATACCTAAACCTACATCATACATTAAAGATGCACCTTCAGTAGGTTTAATTTCTTTATCATCCCTATACCCTACTATCTTTAACTTGTATTCAGGGTCTATTTGCTGTCTAGAGTAAGGATTGTAAGTGTCCCAATTTTGTGTCTTATATCCTTGCGATTGCTGTATGATAGCGTTAGAACGATTTTTATCTACATTACCACCTAGATATATGTCTTTGGTAGTCAAACCTTCTTTATTCTTATTGTTTTTTAATAAATCGTCTAATTGACCACTAAAAAATAAACTTCTATAAGTATCTGTCATTTATGTATCCTGTCCAATAGTTGCTAATTTCTTTTTCATTTGTTCTACTAACTTAGGCTGCATTTTTTCTATAAGCTCACTGTTTGTAAATAAATTTTGTATATAAGGAACTGCACTCTCAGGTATACTGTCCTGATTTAACATATAATCAAAAAATTCATTACCTAAATCTTCTGTTATTTTACTAATGTCTCTAGGCATTTTTATATTTCCAAACTGTTGATCTTGAGAATCTTTTGGAATTTGACCGGGTTCATTTAAAATCATATCTTTTGCTGTCTCATTAGTAAATGGTTTGTTGTATATTGAACTGTTGTATTTATTAGTAAGGCCTTCTAAATTTACGTTCCTTGGTATGTTATCTCCAAACACTTCTTTTCTTAAATCTGCAGGCCAGTCTAATTCAGATATAGCGTTATCTCCAAATATTGCTGTATAGTTTTTTCCTACATAAACATCTTCTATTTTATCACTCGATATTAATTCATTTATGATAGTAGCTTTTGATATTATAGCCATCAATCCGTGTACAGCAGCTTTTCTTCTTTTAGCACTTGTAAACACACCGTAACTCAAAGCCCATTCTACAAACTTTCTATCACCATCTGAAATAGCTTTACCTCCCTCTCCTTGGAACGCAGCCGCTGCATAGAAAGTTAACATGGAATGTAACATTCTTCTTTGAGATATACCTTGAGCATAACTAATAGCCTCTGTTTCAAAACCCTCACCACCGTTTACTTTTTTTAATTTGTCAAACATTTCTAGATTTTTTAGTGAATTAGAATCTGTACCGTCATAGTTAGCAAGTATAGTGTCTACTTTTCCAAAAACATTATTTACGTCCTCTGCTTTCAATACTTGATTTATCTTTTGAATACCACCATTAGTTAAGGTTTTAACATCATCTAATATAGTAACCAGCCCCTCTGGCAAAGAACCTGAAATTTCTCCAAACTGTTCAAAGTTACGTAGTATTGCAAAAGAAGCTCTTATTGCGTTTGTTCCTGCTAATTTTGCTGTATCGGCTTCTTTCTTCATGGTAGCATCTCTATTTGCTTCAAACCATTCTTTTTCTGTTCTAAAAAATTTTTTAGGTTTTATAAATAAATCTTCTTCGTCTGGCGAAAGTCTATTTTCATTTGCCAATAAAGCTTTTCTATTTATAGATAAAGTTAATTGATCTGTAAGAACTCTTTCATACTCTAAAAGATTCATAGGAACATTTGCTAATTTAGCCATTCTATTTCTACTAGCATAACCTAAAGCGTACAAACGCATCTTATCAGTTAATTCTTCCCATCTAGAACCGGTTAATCTACTCATATCTACTATAGTTGTAGGATCACCACTAGGGTATAAAAAATCAAATAGAAGTTCAGCACCTACTAAACCTACAGCATCAGTAGGCACTAAGCTGTAGCCTTTGTCATCTACTTTACCTGTTAAACCTCTCCAATTAGCAAGAACTTGTGATTTTACTTGAGCATCAGTTATTTTATTTCTATGAACAGAGTTTTTTATTGCATAGGATTTTCTAGCTCCTCTTTTTACTATTTCGTCTGCGTCTGCGTCATCTGATCCAACGACTGCAAAAAACATAGTATTTTTTACATCTTCTTTTGCTGGAAAATAATCATTAGTAACTTCTACGTCATCACCATTTGTATTCTTTACATTAGTAACAGCCTTCTTTTCGTTCCTTATACTATCTCCTGTTGTTTTTTTGTATACGTCTAAAAAAGGTTGAGATAAATTGTCTAAGCCTAAACCTAGAGCATTTAAATTTACAGCGTAATCTTCTTCTGCACCGTACTGTCCTTTTCTTTTTGCTATGGTGTTTTTAGCAATGAACAATTGATTTGCAAAAAGGTCTAATACTTCACTTTTTACTCCAGCATCCATTTGTTCTAACAACTCAGATGTGAATAATTCAAACTGTGAAAAAACTTTACGACCATAACTTACAGCATCTTGACTATTCATTTCTCTGGTAGCACCGCTTCTTTTATGCAGAGATTTAAATGTTTGCATTTTAAGGAAAGGCAAATTAGTATTCAACATAGGTATGTTGGGATTATTTAATGCTGCTTTATTTATAGCATTTACAGTATCTTCTTTTAAAACTATTCTTTCTACACCGTTTGCACTATCCTTAATATCATTTATAAATCTTAATTTTTCTTGTTTATTAAGCGGTGTAGTTTTTCCTCCACTAAATCTTTGTATAGTTTGCACTTCAAATTCAAGACCCGGAAACACTTCTTTTATCATATTATCTTGTTTGATATTGTTTTGAGTAGTTTCTTTTAACTGCACCATTTGTGCATCATATTCTACAAGTTCCTTATCTAATTCTTCTGTTATTACAAAATTAGGGTTTGTTAAATCTTCTTGACGTATTAAACCCTGTGCAAATAAATTAAATTTCTTTTTCGTATTATCTTCGTTATTAGCGATTTCTCCCGCTGCTAAACCGCTTGTTACCTTATCGTACAACTGGAACGCCTTTTTTTTATTTTCATTAACAGCCTCCAATTCTCGATAAAAATCACCTCTACTAATTCTTTCTCCTTTTTTTAAAGGATGATCAATAATCTCTATATCTAATTGTGTTTTTTTAAGTCTTTCTAATTCTTTTTTTATTGCATCTCCATCGGCTTGTATTTTTAACATTTCTGGCTTGTTTCTAAATCGTAGCAATTCTTCTTCTTGCTGTTTTTTTGCTTCTGTTATTTCTGGCCCGAACTGAAATAAACTTTTTTGTTTAGCCGCCTCTAATTCAGCTCTTTCAGCAGCTGTATCTGCTATATCTCCTAAACCACCTATTAAATAATTAGTTAACCCATTAGCTAAATCACTCATTGTTTTTCTCCTGTTCTAAATTTTCAGAATCCATTACCTCTGGTGAGACTACAAGAAAACTGTTTGCAATTTCATCTTCCATATTTTCTTTTTTAATTATACGATCAACACTTTCATTCAAAGCATTTACTACCACATCGTGTGCCTCTTTATTGTTTTCTTCCATGGTGCTAAAAAATTCAAAATCATCCATCTCGTCAAGCACAGGGTTGTAATCAGCAGGTTTGTCATTGTTAAACGGTACAAACGGAAGCTGTTTTTCTTCTGCGTACAGCATCAGTGAAGCCATTAGAGGTGGTTTTAGTAACTCTAATACATCTACAGACCATAAGCCTTCTATAAATCCACCCAACGCTATGGTGTTTGTAATACTCTCTATAGGCATACCCATAGTTATAATCTTATCATAATTCTTCTGTGTCTGTGGGCTGTTCTGTAATTTGTCCATTACAAATACTAATGCCTCATCTACGTTAGTTATCTGTGGAGGTTTTTCCCAAGCCCATTTGTTTGGCTCTCCAGTTAATGATTGTCCCGGCACTGGTCTATCAAATGGGTCAGTGGCTACGTTTTGTAATGCTGTGTTTTTATGTCTAGCATTTGGGTTTATTAACATTTATGAAGTCCTCCTTTTTACTGCTATTTTAGTGTCTGACAGTTTAATGTTAGGTGTTGTGCTTTTTATAGCAGCTAACATAGTTCTTTGTATTTTAACATTTGCTAAAGCAGCTTCGATAGCAGCTTGTGCTAATTGATTAGCTCCGTAAGCATTTCTGTTAGTTGCTTGAGATGCAAAACCAAAACCGGGTGTTATAGAAGAAGCACCGAGGCCGCTAGTATCTACTCTTCTTGCCGTTGGAAAACTTTCTGGTATACTTTTTATTCTTCCTAAAGCCTTTTGTCCTTTTGCTGTTTGAAAATAATCGTAACCTTTTTTTCCTAATTTAAAAAGACTACTTTGTTTAAGTTTATCAAAAGCATTAAAACCTACTTCTGACCCTCCTGTATATCTTGCTGACGGTAAAGGCCTGTACAATCGCTGTCCAACAGTGCTTAACTTAGGGTTACTCTGTTTAAAACCTTGATATGAACTTATTCCAAATGTCTCATCTATACCTTTACTTTTAGGTATTTTTGGCCCTTGGTAGCTATCTCCAACCCCTAAAAACCCACTAATTTTATCAGTAGTGCCTGAGAAAAAACTACCTATATTACCTACGGCACCTTTAAAAAAATTACCGACACTTGTGTTTGTTAAATTAAAATTATTAAAAAAACTCATACATCACCTTTTTTATTATGAAAATATACTACCTAAAATACCTTCAAACGTAGTCTGTCCCAGCATAGTCAACAGTAAATCTTTTCTTTCTTTATTATATTGTTCTACGTTGTAAGAATTTTGCTGTCCTAACAAAGCTACCTTGTGTGCTCTGTCTTTTGCATTTTCAGCAGATGTTACAATCCACTGTGCTTCGTCTCTATATCTCTGCCACAACTGATCCTGTGCAGCCTGTGTTAACCCTAATAAGTTCTGTGCATTTATTCTATTACTTTCATTCTCTAATTCTGTATTTACAGTATTTATCTGTCTTCTCCAGTTTGCATTTGCTTGTGCTATCTGAGTAGCCATCTGTGAATTAAACTTACCTCTAGAATCCTCAAGCTGTGAGTTGAACTTAGCAATAGCATTAGCTTCACTAGCATTGAACTGATTCATCGCTGCTGTCCTTGTTACGTTTGCATTCTCAATTTGTGTACCTAACTCTGCAAAGAACTCCATCACTTGATTTTGTGATTTAGCATTGAACTGTGCAGAAGCATTTTCAGCTGATTGATCACTTAGTAAATCTTGCATTCTACCTTGAAAGTTAATTGCTGCTATTTTATTCTCTTCTGTTAAGTTAGCTAAATCCATTTGTAAGAATGATTTTGCATTGTTTACAGCAGCTGTCATACGTGCATCTAGGTTTGCTTTATCCATTGCTGCGTACACTGTTGCATTCTGTAACGCTGCTTGTTGGCTGTTGTTCAGATTAGCCAAATCCATCGCTGCATATTTCTTAGCGTCAGCATCTGCTATTGGTAATGCAGATTCAAAGATAGCATTTGTAATCGCAGCAGAAGCCATAGACGATGCACCAAGACCTCTTTGATTCATAATGGCATTTACCTTACGTACAGCAGGGGCAGCCCATGATGGTAAGTCAGCACCCGGTGTGGTAAGCTGTTCCATTAGGTTAGTTAACTGTCCTTGTACAGTAGCTAAATTACTTACAGTTCCTTGTGCAGCCTGTGCTTGTGAACCTGTAGATACTCCTTGTTCCAATGCTGTGGCGTTTGCCATCATAGATGGTTCACCAACTAATGATCTAGAATCTAAAGAACCTTGTGCAGCTACAGCTGTTGGTGTATCTAAACTTGTATAGGCTGAATACGTATTAGCTTGCTGTGTAGCAGGCACAGATACATTTAAGTTTTCACTAGGTGACTGTGTTACAGTAGTAGTTGGTGTAGTTCCTAATTGACCAGTTGTAGAATCTAATACTTCTGTCGGCTGTTCAGTAAGAGTAGTTGGTGTTACAGTTTCTGCTGTATCTAATGTTGTTTTCTGTTCAGGTGCCGTAGCTTGATAAGGAGAGGTCACAGTGTTTTCTGCCTCACCACCCTCTTGCATACGCTTCCTGTTTCTTGCTGGTATCATAGCCATATCTAACTCCTATTCCTCTCTATAAACCTATCTATCTTATCCTCCAATCTCTGCAGGTGTATAATAATCTCCTTCACCTCTTGCTGTACATCACTTCTCTTCGCATAATCCTCTCTGGTCTGATTGAGTAGAATCTGCAGTCGTTTCACCTCTTGGAACATCTTTGAGAATGCCCAAGCAAACGGTGCTACGATCAACGTGAGCACGAGATTCCATATCATAGTAGGGTCTAATTCCATTAACTTCTCCTAGTTTTTCTTCTTGTTTTTCTTGTCTTCTTCTTACTTACTATTGTCTTCACATTGGTAGGCTTACCACCTACACCTTGTGCTCTTGCTCTTTTTCTCTGTACAGCACTCTTTATCTGTGACTTGCTCATCGACCTAGCCTTTGCTCTTGGCACACACTTAGGGTAGCCTCTCTTGCTTTTACTAGCTGACTTACGTCCACAGGGTTGGTACTTGCCTTTCTTCTTAGGAGCACCGATGTCTACCCAGTCTCCCTTCGGCCCTTTACCAAACCATTCCTTCAGGCTCATTTGTAACCACCACCACGTTTCTTGTATGTACGGACTAGCCACGCATTTGCATAGGCACTTGGGTAGACTTTGAATTTACGCTTGGCTTCTGCTTTTACTCTTGCATACAGCGATGGATTTGTTGGTGTAGGCCCCTTCTTCTTAGTCTTCTTCTTGGTTGTCTTTTTCTTACCGCCTCTTTTCATGCCCATAGACTTTTCTATTTTCTTAGCTATTGCTTTTTCCCAACCTTCTATTTTACCATTTTTATTTCTATCTGCTTTTTTTGGGTTTTTAAGTGCCATAATTATTTACCTTTCATAAGTTTGTACATTAGTGTCATCCGTCCATCTGTTTACTCTTGCCACTGTATTTACCGATGTAATCTCTCCATCGCTGTCATAGTTGTATGTATCTTGATACAAGGCTTTGAAGGCTGTCATGTTAGCGGCATTATCTATTGCTGTACAGATATCAGCACAGTCAGTTCTAATCGCTGCACAGTATGTGGTCACTGCACTAGGTATCGTTTTACTGCTGTCCATAGTTACTCTCTGCACTAACCAACCAAATCTCTTAATCAATCCATGTGCTGTTCTTTTAGCCTGCTCTTTAGCATAATGTTTTAAACCATAGTTAATTATTTGATTACCATCTGCGTCTAATAAATTATTGCCATCCTCGTCTACAGCGTTGCTGTCTGCAAGTGCCTTATCAGTTTTCGTGTAAGTAGTCGTAACTTTCTTATTGACACTGTCAAATGCATACGTAGGCGATGAAGTAATCTCAAATCTGTCGTCCCCTTTAGTTCCCGGCTCTACTGTGTAGATACCTATATTGTTCAACTCCGTCCAACTCCACGCTGTGAATATGGTTCGTGGATGTCGTACATCGTTAATCACCATACTTTTAGGAAACCTAATTATTTCCTGTATAGTATTTCCTGTTACATAAGCCCACATATTTTTTCACCTCCTAAAAAGTATTGTTATATTTAAATGGAACGTCACCCCAAGCTCCATAGATGAATGTTCTACCACTTTGATTAGTTCTTCCACCACCACCACCACGAAATTTAAAACCATTAGATAAAAAATCTAATCCATCAGTTGAAAGGTCTGAGGAAGTTTTTTCAGCAGCACTTAAATCCCATTCTAAACATCTTTCTGCCATATTAAAAGTATCTCTTGCAGTATCATAACAAGCCCATTCTGCAGCTCCATCTATTTGTTTTAAAATCACCATTCTTGGTCTAAAACCTGTGTACACAAATGCACCATCTGTATTACCATTTCCTTCGTAGCTTCCAAAGTTACTATACCCCTCAACTGAATGCCACGCATAATGCACATAATCATCATTTGAGTAATAACTGTAAGGACTTTTTACACCTATTGTTGTTGCACTCATACTTCCAAAAGCATTAGATATAGGTGTAGCAGTTGTAAATCTTAAACCTTGATTAGCACCTAAATCTTTATGAAATATATTCCAGTTAGCAGTATTATCTCTTTTTTTTACTATAATAAACTCAGGAGCTGCAGATAATCCATGTCCTACAGTTTGGTCTGCACTACTACTAGGAGAAGTAAAAGTTATAATACTAAATCCAGCTTTTGTATTTGCTTGTACTGTAGAAGTTATTGAACCTTGTGTATTACTAGCTGTTGTTCCTCCATTGGCTCTCCAACACCACGCAATTATATTATTACTACTTCCATTATATCCAGCATCAGAACCAACAGTAAATCCATCAGTACCAAATGCAGTTAATCCATTAGAATCAGTTGATTCAGCACTAGTTGTAGCTGACTGTAAAACTTTTGTTACACCTCTGCTAGAATCAGTCCATTTAGTACCTTGTGTTCCACTTCTATTTTTTATGACAACTAAATCTGGTTGAAATCCTAATCCAGTTACAGCATTACTGCTTCCTGTTCCAGTATATGCTAGTGCTTCAAATTGCTTCTGGGGAAAATTATCATCAGTCTGTGCAGGGTCTATGTCATCTGATATGGGTAAGTTAGCTGAACATGGTGCTAAAAATCCTGTTGGTGGTGCATACTTAAATACCCCTCGTGAGTTTTCATCTGTATTTCCTGCACCTGTAATTTCTCCACCAAATGTATCATCTTGTCCTGCATTTAATACCATAGTAAATGTGCTAGCACTTCCTTGTCCTATAACAGGCATAACTGGACCACCTTGAAATGTAAAATCACTACTACCTATTAAAGGATTAGAATCACCTGCAGGATTACCAGATTCTAACCAAGTATTATTTCTTCCTACCCATAGTTTATAATTATCTCTATCAAAAGCTAATTGAACTATATCTCCATTTGCAACA